CTGATAAACAACATATTCTTCCATTCCGTCATAAGGATTGTTTTAACATTGATATAGAACGTTTAAATGACCTTACAAGTGATAGAGATATATATGTATTAGCGAAGAAACGCTTTAGCCAATTTAGTTCTATAAAATGTTATGATGCAGATATGGTGGCATGGTGGCAGAATCATAAAATGTTGCCATTAGATGAAACAAATACTTCAGCACATGATTCTTGGAATAGATGGTGGCATAATGAAACAAATACTCATGATTGGTTGCCTATTACAAAACATATAGAACGATGTGAAGAAATGAAAGATAAATTTATGGAGTTTTATAGAACATTTGATAAGACAAATGCATTTCAAGAATATGAGCAACTAGTAACAGATAATTTTGCATGTATAGAAAGAAATGGTCTTCAAGTAGATTATAATAAATTTATAGATCATTTCAAAGCAAATGGCATCGATAAAAATAGAGCATTCACAGAATATAATATATGGACAACAACTGGTAGGCCATCAAATAAATTTGGCGGAGTAAATTATGCTGCATTACCTAAAGAGACTGGATGTAGAGAATCATTTGTATCTAGATGGGAAAAAGGTATGCTATTAGAAATGGACTTTGATGCATATCATCCTAGACTAATTGCAGATATAATAGATTACGATTTGCCAGATGGCAGTGTTCATGAATATTTTGCAAAACAATATTTTGGTAAAGATGTTATTTCAGAAGAAGAATATGAACAAAGTAAGAAAATTACATTTAGATTGTTATATGGAGGCATTGATAAAGACTTTCAAAAAGTGCCTTTCTTCGGTAAAACAAAATCTTTCATAAATAATTTATGGAGCAACTTTAAGGAAAATGGATTTGTAGTGACTCCTAAAATGAAACGTCCTTTATATAAAAATTGTTTACATGACATGAATCCTAACAAGTTGTTTAACTATTTATTACAAGCATCTGAGACAGAATATAATTTACATGTATTAAATGATGTAAATGATTTGTTAAGTGAGTATAATACAAATATCATTCTTTACACTTATGATTCATTATTATTTGATTATGACATGAAAGATGGTAAAGAATTATTGGTTAAGTTAAAAGATGTTATGAGCCAAGCAGGTCGCTTCCCGGTTAAAATTAAAGCTGGTGTTAATTATCATGCCATGACGGATATGACTTCGCGTCTATCTTGATATTTATTAAAAAGGTTTGTCAATGGATAAAGAATCAATTATAAAAGAGTGGTTTTATAGACTACCAAAGGGTTATGCAACAGCTCCATACTCTAAAGAAGAGATGGATACTTTACATGAAGTTCTTGAAGAAAATGGACTAAACGGAGCTGTTTTTGCAAATGAAGATTTTCAATTAGATCAAGCTTTTCATGATGCTGAAGAAGTAGATATGGACGATAAAAAACATACCTTAGAAGATCTGCAAGAATGGAAAGCAGGTCATAAACATTTGATCAATGAAGAAATAAAACTACCAGAAATATTAAAACTGTTAGGAGATGTTAAAGATAGATTAGATCAAGATGATTTAACAGATATTCAAGCTGTAATTATAAGATCTGCATTTAAAGGTAAAGTATTAAAATATTTTGCTGATAAACAAATAGTACCAGATGCATATCAGTTAGGAGAGAAGTCAGTACGTATTTTGTTTAATACTATTTCATCATTGCCAAATGTAGATGAGGTAGTAAAATATTTTGAATCACCTAAAAAGTTAGTCATTGGTGATGATGGTAGAGGAAGCTTAGAAGATTCAGGATTGCCAAAAGATACTTTATTACAAATGATGACAATGCAACCTGGAGCTGATAGAGGCGGAAATGCAACAGGTCCAGGAGAAGTAGCTCTTTCATTATTGTTTAGTAATGTTACAAATTATACCGGTGGAGGAGATTTAGAATTCGATGGACAAACATTAGAAGTAAAGGGAAAAGATGCACGTTTAGGACAACAGTCACGAGGCAAGAGAAATTTAGAATCGACATTTTTAGGAAATATGCTTGAACGTGCAGCTGATGCCGGTGTTATATCTGATGAAGAATATGATGAATATATTAATGATACTGATCATAACAATATTTCAATTGCTATAAGAGATGCATATGAATTATTGGTAGAAGAGAAAAAACAAGATAAAAAAGATTTTATTGATAGAGTTGTTAGAGGTGTAGGAGCTATTTTCTTTGAAAATTTATCAGTTGCACAAAAATATTTAGATGAAGGTTCAGATTTTAAAAATGTAAATACTGTAATGAAACAGTTAGTAAAAATTAATCTTGAATCTTATATGGATAAGATTAAAACATCACAAATAATGTTTCATAATTTTAGAAAAGGCAAAAGTAATGATCTAAGATTTGCATTAGTAAAACGAGAAGATATTGATTCTGTTGTTGAAGCTGGAACAATTAGATTAGGGTCACAAAAATCAGAAGGAAGTTTTTTCTGGAACAACACTAACCCAAGTGTAAAATTAAAATTAGGATAAGGGAATATTTTGAGAACACAATTATTATGTACATTTGCACATAGAAGAGATCTTGACCTGATTGTAGATTATGTTAAAAAGTCATACACTATATCAGAAAAAAGGATGTTTGTGTTTTCAGATGTTAACAATAGACAAGATTTATATGTAACATACAATGTACAACCAGATGATTACGGCAAGACACCTAATACAATTATGATACATAGAAAGAAAGAAACAAATACATTGTATACAGTTAATGCATTGAATGTTATCATATTGAAAGCTAATAATGGTATATTGGATAAGAAATTTATTATTAATTGGTCAAATTATGAAAACTCATTGTTGCTAACCGATGGTGATGAGTTGAGACATATACATTTAGATTTACACAAAAGAATTGATATATAATTAGGATATTAAAAATATTTTCTTTATATTTATAATAAGATTGAATAGAAATTAACAATTAACAAATAAAAACTTTTTTGCAACTTTTTTCGATAATCCTTAGGATAAATGAATAAAAGTTGTTATATTATTAATTAATTATTAACCATTAAAAAATAGGAGAAAAAAATGGCAATTGACTTAAACGCGATTAAGGCTAAACTTAATCAATTACAAACAACCGGCACCCGCCGAAACAATTTATGGAGACCTGAACCAGGTAAACAAATTGTAAGAATTGTGCCTTATCAGCACGACAGAAGTAATCCTTTCAGAGAACTTTATTTTCATTATGATTTAGGTAAGAAAAATTATCTATCTCCAATCACAAACGGAAAGCCAGATCCAGTTGTTGAGTTTTGCGAAAAACTTAAAGCATCAGGTAATTCAGATGAATGGAAGTTAGGTAAAAAAATGGAACCTAAAATGAGAACATATGTTCCTATCCTTGTAAGAGGACAAGAATCAGAAGGTGTTAAATTTTGGGGTTTTGGAAAACAAGTATATACTGAGTTATTAGGTATTATATCAGATCCAGATTATGGTGATATTTCTGACCCAATGGGAGGTAGAGACATCTTAGTTGAATTTACTCCAGCAGAAGCAGGAGCATTTCCAAAAACTACTATTAGAGTAAAGCCAAATGTTACTCCAATGACAGAAGATAAAAATGTAGCTGAAATGGCTGCAAATCAACAATCTAATTTAGATGATATCTTCAAAGAGCCATCATATGATGATCTTAAAGAAGCATTGGAAGCTTGGTTGAATCCTGACAGCGATACTGGTTCTTCAACAGATGCAAGATCTGCATCGACAGAAGCACCAAAGAAAGAAGAAGCAGCTCCGGCTGGCGTCAATAAAGTAGATGATGTATCTGCTGCATTTGACGAGTTATTTAACGAGTAATAGAGGTTACATTTATGGCAAAATCAAAAACAAAAAGTGAACTAGCAGACTCCTTAGCAGTCGAATTAGCAGATAATCTTAATAAGAAGTTCAAGAATACAGGATATCAAACTGCATTTTTCTTGGATGGAGATACTAAGGCACCTAGTGAAGTTCGAGGTTGGGTAGGAAGTGGTTCATCGATGCTTGATCTTGCAATTTCAAATCGTAAGGAAGGTGGTTTTCCTGTCGGTAGAATTACTGAAATTACAGGTTTAGAAGCATCAGGAAAATCATTATTAGCAGCACATGCTTTGGCAAATTGTCAAAAGGAAGGTGGATTAGCTGTTTATATTGATACAGAAAATGCAGTAAGTAGAGAGTTTTTAGAAGCAATAGGACTTGATCTTGAAAAGATGTTATATGTCCCTTTAGAAACAATCGAAGACATTTTCGAAGCTATCGAAAGTATAGTTGAATCGGTTAGAAAATCTAGCAAAGATAGATTGGTAACAATCGTAGTAGATTCTGTAATGGGAGCTTCTACAAAAATTGAAATGGCCAAAGAATTTGATAAAGATGGTTATGCAACAAGTAAAGCTATTATTTTATCAAAAGGTATGCGAAAGCTTACAAATATGATAGGCAGAGAAAAGATTTGATTGATATTCACAAACCAGTTAAGAACTAGAATAAGTGTAGCATTTGGAGGCCCTT